TGGTCTTCACGACGCTTGGTCTCACGCTGCATCAGTAGTACGGGATCCTCGTCGTCGTCAAGCTCGGGCTCGGGCGCACGGAAATCGGGAAGACCGACCTGCGGAATAGGAATCGGAGCACGGGACGCCATCATGTTTTCGTAACGGGTGCTGGTATCCTGGAAGAGTTTTGATACATCTTCGCCGCGTGGATAGGTACCGACGGTAACGGTGGTAGGAGGCTGCGCCGCCTGCTGCTTGCGTAGCCAGGAATCCATAGACGTTTCTGTCTCGCGAATCACTTCGGTTGCGAGGGCATTTTGGGGCTTGTCCTGACCCTGAACACGAGCGACTTCGGTCATAAAATGCTGCGTGTACTTCTGGAGTTTCTCGTCCACCTTTTCGGGCAGAGCCGAAAGACCCATTTTCTTCGCATAGCGCGTGCGTAAGAATCCTACGATTTTGGAGTAATTCGCTCCGTTTAGAAACAAGTTCTGTTGCGGACCACCTGTTCGTCCGGACATCTTTCTAAACTACCAACATATATCGTAAATTTTAAACAGAACGCTCAGATACAGAGCGTTTTTAGGGCATCGTCTAGAGCCCCTTTTCGTGGCTTCTCTTCGGCGAACATAATATCACGAACCTTATTCACTTGGTCGTCATTTAACATAGTTTTACAGATATCTTGGAACTCTTTGCCTTTGAGAAGGCATATAATGACTAATAAGCAAAATGTACCACATTCTGAGGTTTTTCTCTGATGACGGATATCATTGTAATAGATATTTTTGACTCCTTGGTCTTTACAGCGTTTAAGAAGTCGTACAACTTCATCGGGAGGCTTATATCCATATGAATCGTAGTAGTAGGCAGCACTCTTTTCAAGGTCAATAAAGGCACATATCCAATGCGAGCCAGGTTCATCGTGCGGGTCTAAGTTGAAAATAATACCAATCTTTGTTTTTCCCTTCAGTGCTAAGTCTTTCAAATCGAGCCGACAGAGTTCATTTACGATACATTTTCCCCACGCCGACTCGTCTTTGGCGTCAAAATCAATAGGCACTGGACCAATGAAATCAAAGAAAGGATAGGCGGCTTCATACTGTTTCATGACATCTTCAATATTGTAACTATCCAGCCAATCGGTCGGCTTTTTGTCCCATTTTTTGGGTTTTTCGGGCTTGAAAAATACTTTCAACTCTTTCTTATCTTTGTCCGATATTCCAGGCATTTTCTTAACGGCGCAGAACTCTGTTTCGCACTTGTAGTGCGACTTCATATTTTCACGTAGTTCATTCCAAAGATTTGTATCAGGTTGCGCTTGTTCGCCAGCCGACTGCTTTACGTTTTTTCGTGTCTTTCGGACACTGATTTTATGCCGGGGATGGGTTTTGTTCCACGCACGGGTTAATCGCTGAAGAGCACCTTGTGGTAGACAGGTCTCTCCGTCCCGGCGATGTAACGCAGGATTACATTGAAACGTAGACATAGCAGACCGCTCCTTATACTATAATTAGAAAAAGATGAACCATTGTAAATGGATACTCCGAATCCATCTTGTAGTGGCGGTGGGGCAACTAGACGCAAGCATAGAGATCCTGTAATTAAAGATGTCTATTTTCGCCGATTTTTTGTGCCTCTTATTGTATCAATTCTAATACTGTGTGGTATTGCGGTTATTATATCAACGCCGCCCGGCACAGGTATCAAATGGGATACATTTGCTACGGCGTTTGGAGATACGGCAAAGGCGGTAGTAAAAGGAGGGGGGCGTAGGCGATAAACTAAATATATAATAGAGTATGTCGTTTAATGCGCCATTTTGGATATCTGTAAGTGTCTGCGGAGTCTTAGCAATCATTGCGGGTGTGACATATGGCACTCTTTTACCAAAAGATTCGTCGCAAAATACCAAACTTTTGACCATTGTAACGGTATTTAGTTTTGTAGCATCGCTGATTGCCTATGCGCTCGCGTTGTACCATTTTAGCCATAATCCTGGACAGATGATTCAGTTTATGCTTCTGATTGTAATGCTGATTGTATTACCCTGCTCTCTCATTTCAGCAAGTATTGCTACAGTTACCGTAAGCAATATGCGGGATACGTTAGCGACCGGCAATCAGTAAGTCCCACAAAAGTCCGTCTAAGTCCGTCTAAACCCATCACCTCATCATATCAACTAATGATGAAGCGATTGGATATTCCTTTCCTTTTTATCGGACCTGCGGGGTCTGGAAAAACCAAAGAGCTCCGACGTCTTATTGAAGAGGAGAATAATGGAAAAATCACCTATCCTTTGGAAACCCGTACATTTACGGTCGGCGATAGCTATGAAGCCCGCGTCTTTACCAGCCCCTACCATTTTGAAATTGATATTCCGAACTTATCCATGCAGGATAAGCAAATTATAGGCGATCTCTTGACCAGTTTCTTTAGCAGCGGTGACGTACTCAATAGTCTAAGGGCATCGTCCCGAAAACTCGTTGTCTTACGACGTGCGCATAGTCTTTCTTTAGCAGCGGCGATTCGTGTCCGTGCTATTCTTCAGCAGTTTGTTCTACCACCCGAGGCGGCGGGAATGCTTTGGATGACTGCCCGTGAAATGACGGGTCCACTCGCCCTATTAGACGACGCCTTTGTACGCTATCGTATGCCCCGTATGTCGTACAATACGTGGGCAACCACGGTTCCCTCTCCATTCATGTCTCAAGTCGCCTATGAGAAGTGCGAAGGACGACCTGAACGTATTGAGGAGATTCAGAAGTATTTTTCAGCAGAGCCTAGCCAGTGGCCACGCCGTATTCAGGATTTCTACGACGAGATGATAGCATTGCTCATTCAGAACGCACGGTCCGGTAGAAAGCCCGACCTCAAAGTGGTCCAGTGGCTACGTAGTATCGTATATCAGGCACTCAGTTTCTGCCAAACGGGACCCGAGATTATTGATAGTTGTGCCGCCGCCATTCAGCGGCAGCATATGCTTCTAGAGCCCCATGTATTCTGGCTCGCTATGAAGTCGCTCACAATGGCGGAGCCGCATACATCGTACCGTACACCACTTTCCTTAGAATCAGCAGTACTCTTTTTGTTTGAAACCGTGCGCACCCATTCATCCCTGCTGCCTCCGCAGCAAACGCATAAAAAAGACACGCCACTACAAAATGAACTCGTCCACGAGTCCGCCGGTGGAGTCGGCGTTAGCGCTACTCCAATCAGTGCCGCTGCCCCCGCTGAAACCACAAAAGCGACACCAACCGCTAAGCCCGCAAGAGTTCGACGAAGCAAAAAGGCAGATAGCTAGTGGCTGGGAACAGCAGACCATTTTCTCATTGTTAGAGAACCCAGCCACGCAAGGACTCAAATACGAGCTTTGGCAGGGAAGTACACTCTTTTTGATTACACCGGACCTAGGAAAGTCTACAGAGGTCGCACGAACAACCGATGCGATACTCAAATGGTTAGGAGCCGCACCAGGATTTAAGATTTATCTATGGTATCGTGATGACCCACGGGAAATCAAGGCAAATCAGTGGCCGACAAAAGCGCAGGTCAATGGTGGATGGACAATTGTTGGTACCTCGAATATTGTGATTTATCGTAAAGAGGAATGGGAGCGGGTGCTTATTCACGAAATGATTCACGCTATGAAGTGGGATTGGAAGGTCGGACCGGCGCCGGCACCGTGCTGGAAGATGAATAAGACCGATAAACTCAATCCGCATTTATTTGAAGCTTGGACCGAGTTATATGCTGAATGGCTGGCGTGCGAATGGTATGGCAAACCGTGGGAGAGACAGCGTAAGTGGCAGGACGCACAGGCGGTCCAACTCTTGGCGAGGGCTACTCACCGATGGGAGGAGAATACGAGTGTATTTGCGTATTATGTGCTAAAAGCAGCCCTCGCCCCCCATTTTGAATTTTTGTGGGTCTTTGGACAAGGGACAACCGATGAGGAGAAGAAATATGTAATGTGTGGTTTGGTGACACCTGAGTTAGAACGGTTACGCACTATAGCAAAGCACACAACCCCTCAAGACATGAGTTTAAGAATGAGTGTGCCGAACGTTCTTGAGGGATTTAAGAGATAAAAAAATTGAGCCCCCTACTACGAGTCTGCCGATTGAGCACTCCGAAACTACACACTTCATCGTTAATAATTACTTCTTTCGTCTCCTTCCTTCTACAATGGGCATCCGTGGACTTACTGGCTGGATCCGGTGGGCGGCACCGGCAGCCATCAAATCGCCCAATTGGGCATCCTTCACCAAGAAACGTATCGGCATTGACATTCTTGGTTTCCTCTACAAGGCGAAAGCCAACAAAACACATCCAATTACTTACATTGCGCACCTGATTGCGAAATGTAGGGAATATAATATTATACCGATTCCGGTCTTTGACGGCAAGCCACCGGACGAAAAGCGGGAAACAATCAAACAGCGTAATGAAGCACGACTCAAAAATGACCAGAAACTCCAACAGTTGTCAACTGATATTGAGAATGTTGATATGACAAAAGAGCAGCGTGATACGCTTACGAAAGAGATTGGCAGTCTTTCGGCAGGGTCCGTCTACGTGACGACCGACGAGCGTGATGAGGTGAAGCGACTGCTGTATGCGGCGGGTGTTCTCTTCTTGAATGCCAATGGCGAAGCGGACAATGTTTTGGCGTATTTGATGCGCCGTGGTGAATTGGATGCTGTGATGAGTAATGATATGGATTTGCTGGCACGTGGTGTCCATACTATGCTTGTTCCTGAACGAATGGGCGTTCCAGGCGATACGACCGGCTGGATTATCTACGAACTCAGTAATATTTTACAGCATGCTGGACTGTCATACTCGCAGTTTCTAGAAATGTGTGTTCTGATGGGATCCGATTATACAAACAAGGCGAAGTCTTTGCCATTCAAGCAATCGTACTTTACAATTAAATATAAGGGCAATCTTCACAAAGCGTTGGAGTCCATTCGTATTATGGACTTTCTTCCTTACGATAGGGCAATTGATATGCTCAACGGACGAAACGAAACGGTTGAATCTCTCATGAGCGAGAAGCAGTGGATGAAGTGGTCACTGTGGAAGAAGGGAGATAAGAATGCTATCGTATCAGAGACTCCGTATCTTGATATTCTTCGCACACAGCATCTCAAAGATATGGACGCCGACCAATTCAGTAAACTCTATCAGTCTGATATCTTAGTATTATAAGTCATGGTTGCCGATGTACGCATAACCATATAGAAGGTTCCTATCGTTAAAATAAATAAAATCAAAAAGAGTATTGCTGAAAGCAGTATATATGGAAAAATACGATTAATAATATGCGAAATAATCGGGTCAAGTACCGATTGGATTCGTGCTTGATTTTCGGGAGACCTTAACAAAATCAGTATTTTATCACCAATATGTTCCGCCAAATCGCCAGTTGCTTCTGTATATCGGTCACGCTGTCCCGACGAACTAAGAAGAGTTCCAGCACTCATTGAGATGGGGTGCGGAACTATTTTTCAACGTACATCGCAGCTCAAATCAGAACCAATGTTTGGAGTCCCGGAACGTCGTGCCAATGGAAATAACGTATATTTTTACGTGCCGATGGCGAAACCAGCACCCCTGGGAGCACGCCTACGAATGGATAAGACTCTTACAATACTTCCCGACCCGGTAGTACAGCCAAAGTTTAAGGAACTTCAGAACAAAGTATTAAATGAACTTACAAAGACGGAGACGCTCTTTAAAAACAAGCCGTCCTTTGAATCGTTAGAACGTATTACACCACAGTGGGGCATTATATATGATGATACAAACACTCCGCACTGGAACGAGTATACGCAAAAAGAATTTTTCTTTGATGTGAAGGAAGGTGCATATACAAATTCTATCGTTGACTTGGAGTTAATCGGTATTCTTATTACCCGGTCTACCATCTCGCCAAAGTTTGCCGTGAAGTTCTTGGAGAAGGATAGTCAGAACGATGTCATTGACTTCGATTGGCAGACTCCGGCAAAGGAGATTGAGGAGGTGAACGATCTTGAGGCAGCCGCAACAAATGCGAATATTACATTACGTAGCCCGGCATTAATAGCAAAAGAGAAAGCGGCGGCGAAAGAATATGTAAAGGTCCTCTTCCGGACTGCCGACGAGGCTAGACAAACCGCCCTCGGTGCGATGAACGACTTTTTTAGAAAATATGAGGTGTCCGACGATGAGTCCGAATTTAGCGATTGGGTGTCAGACGACGATGCCTCAATAAACAGCGAGGCGTAAAAAAAATACAAACAAGGGAATTAGAGAAAATGTCTTCGCGAACACCACTCCTGGTCGGTCTAGCCGTATTGGTTGCCTTAGGTTTGTTCTTTGTATTAGATCCTACGCTCGGTGGACTTCTTAAGGGCAAGCGCCACTGGCGCCGTGAGGGTTTCCAGAACTCCGGTCCTACTACAATGATGACTGGTCCCCAGTCGATGACCGGCACACCCGCCAATGCTTTTCCTACACCTGGACCGGTTGACCTCGCCCGTGTAATGAATGCGACTCAGAACGCCACACCCCTTGGAACAACTGTCAGCCCCGATACACCACCCAACCCAGGCA